TTTCCTGTGTTTTGCCATAAATCTTTTTCAGATTTAACTTCTATTTTTTTATTGGTAAGCATCTCTGCTATTTTTTCTTCTCTTATTGTACCATAAGTTAAGTCAATGTCAAACTTTTTTCTATCTTCTATTTTAGGTTTCATATTTTTCCTTGTAAGTATTTAATATTTCTATAGCTTTATCTGTATTTATTTTTATCCATTCTCCTTTGTTATCTTCTGCAAAAAATTTCATAAACTCAAGTACTTTTTTTTCAGCTTTGATTTGATTTTTTACTGTAATAATTTTAACAATTTTAAAATCTTTTAAAGGACAACCTGCTTGAAATTGTGATAATCTTTTATCTGCATTTATACTTTTACCAACTTTAATCCAACCTTTCCAAGCAGGATTAGAGATAATATATATTTCTCCTTTTGCTTTTGACAACCACTCTCCTGTTCCATATTTTTTATCCATATGTTTTTTTAATCCGGGAGCTGATAAATGTCTTTTAGTTTTTTCTTTTAAATATTCACAAGCTTTTCTTAAAGACATATTGTTTTTAAGTATTTCATTTTCAATATATTCTAGTTCTTTTAATTCAGTTTCTATTGCATCTAATAATCCTGTTTGTTGATTAAACGTATATCCAAAATTAATAGTAGACGTTTTTCTTTTAATGGGTTTCATACCAACTGTCTCCTATTTTATATTCTCCTGTTAAAGGACAACGCATTTTAAAATATTCTCCTGCTTTTTTGATAGCTTCTACGCCAAGTCTACCTACAAAATCTGCTTGTGATTCTTTTACTTGTATCTGCCATTCGTCATGAATATTTGCAACAAACTTAGCGTCTAAAGTATTTAATCGTATGTGATTATCTAGTATTACTAATCCCTTTTTCATCACGATTGCTCCTCCACCTTGTAATAAAGTGTTGAGTGCAGCATGTTTATGTCTTAGTAATATCTTACGACCATCTAGCCCTTTGAGATATCCCTTTTCTGCAGCTCTATCAACTCGTTCCTTAAGAGTTCTAAGTGCTGGTAGACCAGTAAGAAACCGTTCTCGCAATCGTTTACCATCGTTTCTATTTCCTTTAATGATGCTTCCAATTTTTTCATCTCCTGCCCCGTAAATGAGTGCATAGATGAAAGTTTTTGCCTCATCTCTTGATTTAAGTCCAGCAAATTGTTGGTTAGCTGTGTGAATATCTCCGTTGATAATTTCATTTATATACTCCTCGTCAGCCATATAGTGTGCTAACATTCTTAGTTCTAAACCACTTGCATCTATACCTACAAGCTTATAACCTTCTGGTACTGTCCAACATGAACGACATTCTTTACCATAAGGACTATAGACTGCCGGTACTTGTGCCATGTTAGGATTTCTATGAGCCATACGACCAGTGATAGCACCAGTACTTATAACTGAACCATGTACTCTATTATCTTTTTCAAGAGCTTCTATCCATGAATGGACTTGAGCTAATCTTTTTTGATATAAAAGAAAGTCTGCTATAAGCTTTGCTTCTTTTATGTGAGTAATTTTTTTAAGAGTATTTTCATCTACAATAGCTTGACCTGTTGGTGTAAATTTATTTGGCTTCCAACCAAGCTCTTGTAATCTTTGCCCAATTTGTTTTCTAGAACCTAGATTAAACTCTTGTAATGTCTTTCTCATGAAAGGTTTTCTTTCAAGCGTACCCTCTATTATATCATTGTACTCTTGTTCTGTCAATCCTTGTTTAGAAAGTTCACCATTTTTTTTCAATTTAGGTGTTATCATTTTATCGTCTATCCATATTGGCTGAAATGTTTCGTGTACTTTATCTTCAGTTTCTTTAAGTTTAGATGATAGTTCTGCTGTCAAAAGCATAGCTTCTTTCTCATCAAATAAAAATCCATTTTGTTTTTGTTGTTCAAGAATATGTGTAACTTTATGTTCTAACTTTATACATTCTTTTGAAAAACCAATAGATTCTTTTCTTAAATAATTAAATAATTTATAATTTATTTCAACATCTCTTTCACAATATACTAACATTTCTTTTGAAAACTCTGTCCATTCAGGCGAATCTTTCTTAGGTAATCCAAGTTTATAACCCCACTTGGCTATACTATGACCACCCTCTCTTGTAGGATTAAGTAGTCTAGATAGCACAAGTGTATCAACAACTTTATCAGCATGGTACAAATCAATACCAGTAAGTTTTTTAATCACTGGTATATCATATCCCAATATGTTATGACCTATAAGTCTATCTGCTTTTTGTAAAAACTTTATGCCTTCAGTTAAAGTATCTTCGTAGAAATGATAGAACTTTCCTAGCTCATCTTGTGCTACGAGACACCAAATAACTGAAGGATTTAATCCATCTGTTTCTATATCAAATACTAATTGCATATGTTTCTCCTAGAAAGGTATGACTTCTTCATAAGCAGAGTTTAACATTTCATTGTCTTCATACTCTGAAAGTCTACCTGTTTCTTTATCGTACACTAATGCACAAGCCATACCTACGTCACCTGTATATCTGGACTTAAGTATACGTAGTCTTGTGGTTCTTGATTCTAAATCATCATCTGATTGTTGATTTCTTTCAAGAGCTATAACACAATCAGAAAGCTGTGCAATACTATTAGAGCCACGAAGATGAGAAAGACTTACAGTAATACCATTCTCATGTCCTTTATTTCCATCTATTCTTCTTAGATGCGACACAAGAATTATACCTGCTCCTGTTTCCTCTACCATGCTACGTAATCTGTGCATGATATTATCAATAGCTCGTCTTTCATCACCTTCAATCATAGAACTTACAAGCATATGTAAGTGGTCTACGATAACCCATTTACAATCACAACCAACAATCAAATATCTAAGCTTTGCAAAGATAGCGTCAATATCATTAGCTCCAAAGTGTGCATGAATAAATACTCTATCGTTGCCAAAAACTTTATCAAACATATCTATCAGTGTATGTTCTTCGTATTCGTTTCTTACACTGTCTATAAAAAGTTTATCGTTTGCTTCGATAGAAAGTATACCATCGACTGTACGTTTCCAATCTTCTTCAAGTGCAATGATACCAACATTATCTTCTGTCTTGTTTATAAGCCAATGCTCTAGCTCTCTAGTCACACTAGACTTACCAAGCCCTGTACCACCTGTAATAGTTACAAGCTCACCTGCTCTCATGCCTAGTAGTTTTTTGTTAAGTCCTTCATAAGGATAAGGAACACTTTCTTTTTGTTCTCTGTATAAAAAATCTTTTTGCTTTTCAGATACTCTGATGATACCACTAGGTGTATAGAGTTGTGCGTCCCACCAAGCTCTTGTAAACTCTGCATGTCTACCTTGATTTAACATATCATTAGGGTCTTTAAACCCATTAGGCAACGTAACAATCTTTGCTTTTCCGGGCTTGATTATACTCGCAACTTTCTGTGCTGCTTCTATACCTGCTTTGTCCTTGTCAAAACATACCACAACATTATCAAAGCTTTCAACGTATTCTAAACTTTCTTTGATGTCCTTGACAGCAGATGAAGCACCACGTTTAATAGATACTACAGCCCACTTAGAGCCTAGTAGCTCATAAGTAGCCATAGCATCACACTCACCTTCAACTATCGTAAGATATTTTCCACCTTCTTTGAATAGGTTTTGTCCAAATAATCCTGAATCCTGTATTGTTCCCTCAAAAGCAAATCTTTTATCTCTTACATATCTAATTTTTGTAGCACATTGCTCATGATTAATATAATAAGGATAAAGATGTTGAGCTAATTGACCTGCTGAATCATACACAACTTTAACACCATACTTCTGAGCTGTTTCTTTAGATATATTTCTATCTGTAAGCTTTGCAAAGATACCTCCATGTGCATTCACACTTGGTTTAGGTGTTGGTTGTTGAATATAATTTGTCATGTGCGTTACTTTTCCCTCATAGTTTGTATAAAATTTGTCACAACTAAAACATTTTGCAGAACCATCTTCGTTTACAGATACTGCGTCTTTACTACCACATTCGTGACAAGGAACGTTATACTTTATAAATTTACTTTGTTATTGCATATATTTACACTCGTTTAAAATAAGAAAGCCACCCTGTTTTACGAGAGTGGCTTAGTATGGAGATATCTATGTCGATTATTCTTCTTCAGTCGAAGCTTCCTCATCAACACTTTCTTCTTCAACCTCTACCACAGCTTCAGGACAATCTTTTAAGAGGGTTTCAAGATTGTTTCTGTGTGCCTGACTGGCAAAGTTTAAAGCTTCTAAATGAACTTCCAATGTGCCTACTTTATTGATAGTAATACGAGCATTGTTTTGTATTTTTTCATCTTTAATATTATTTACATCATAGGATGTAGTTCCGTCATCATTTTTAATAGTAATAATCATATTAAAATTCCTCACCGTCCCCATAAGGGTCTAACTCAGAACCGTCTTGAGTTTTTAAAGCTACTAAATCTAATACTTGCATGGCTTGAAAGTCTAAACCTTTGAACTTACCATACTTGTTATCGGTTTCCCACTCGTTGTATTGAACTTTAACAGTAGAACCATTACCTACAACTTCATCCATAGGTTGTTTGTTCTTATCAAAAAGTTTAGGTGCATTTCTTACCATGCCATTTGGTCCATTCACTTTTCTTTTAATTGTTAAGGCTCTACCAACAGAGGTTTCACCACCACTCTCATCCTTAATGGATAAGTTTTTTACTTTAAAACCACGAGCTTCAAAGTCATTAGCAACATCATCATTCACTACTAAATCAACTGTATACACAGGTTCAAACGTAGTGTTTGGTGTAGTTACTGAAGCCCAGTAGGCTTTTCCTTCTAGTACTGCCATATATAACCTCCTTTTGGTTTGGCTGTTTAATTGTTTGCATTATACTCTAACTTGTTTCTAATGTCAAGTAAAATATCATCTAAACTATAAATACTTTCCATGCAAAGTTTTACATAGTAGTATTTATCTTTACCCCAACGAACTTCATAAGCTATTTTATTCTGATAAAGTTCTTCGTTGTTTTCTTTTATCCAAGATTCAAACTCTCGGTATTCATCTTTGTTTAATTTTTTAAATTCTGGGTACATATTATTTTCTCCACCATGTTGGTTGTTCTCTGTTCTTGTTCCATTGTGCATAATGTTTTTCATGTATAACATAATTTCTGTATGCTACAATAGGGTTATCATCTTTGTATTCATCAGGCATAGCTTGTGCTAGTGGTGTCATGTCTCCTTGATGTATATTCTTTGGAGATTTC